CCAAGATAGCTTTCGCTTCTTGGGAGACACCTTGCGACACTAGGGCGGGTGTTTGGGACTTCGGGTTAGAGGATTCTCTGTTAAACGAAGACTAATAGTCTTAACAGTAAACAAATACTGATAACATTTAATAGAGGGTTACTTTAGCCAGTAGATCTCTAAGGACCTATGGTTGGGCAACCATAACCTAAAGTCAAACAGCCCGGGTTCTTCAGGCTTACTTTAGGAGGTTTGGTTCTTCCTTTAGGCTCTTTTGTGTATGTTGGACCAGTTAAGAAGTGCTAAACAGCGAAAGCTGCAATTAGCTTAGGGATTAAAGCCCAATCTTTTAATCTGGCAACCTCTATACAGAATCCTATCGGACGTTCCTCCCCTTTGGTAGGTAAGCGATTCCGCGACTTTAACTAGTTAACACCTGGTACAACTCTAACCGGGCTGGCGCCCCGCCATGGGTTGGTGGAGCGGCAAACGCCTGAAGACTCCTCAAAACATATCTATATTAAGTCAGCCACAGAATACAAACGTTTAAATATTATACGGAAGTTAGTTCCGAAAATACTAACCGCTTATTCGGTGGATTCTGAGTTAACTAGACCATGGATTGAGTCTTTCCTGGAGGCCTTTGCGGAAAGGGCGAAACACCGTGGGTTAGAGGACACAGTCAAACATTATAAAGATGTTAGACTATGTTTCACTCGACACCTCAGTGGTCATCCCCTCCTACAGCACGGACAAGTATCTCTAGACTCTGACGGGTTCCCTTCGGAACTCCGAGAGTTCAAAGATCATCTGATTAGTAGTGAAGGAGAAGACCGTACTAAAATCTTAAGATGTATTAATACACTTTTGACGATAGGACGAGCTTTCAAATTCAAACCAAAGTTAGATGTTCAAACTATAATAGACCCCTGGATGGGGCAACTTCCTGAAATAGCGGAAGATACTCATAAGAGTATTCTAAAAAGTTTAAAACTAAGACCGGCTGACTGCTTCTGAGATGAGTTCCATATGAGTACCAAGAAAGGACCTAATGGCCCAGCAATGGCTACTTCATTAACGGACCTTGCCTCATTACCTCAAGAAACTATAGAAGATATAATATCTATAGGAGGTAGTAAGCTAGGGTATCGTATAAATGTAAATAGTATTGCTAGCCCTCTTAGAGGACTTACTATGTTACAAATATGAAAACAAATCTTCAAGAAGGAGGCAAAGTGACCCAGAAAGTTGAGCTACTTCAGTGACAAAGAAGGTAAGACTCGAGTAATCGCCATCCTCGACTATTGGTCACAAACGGCCCTAAGACCCATACACAATCATTTAATGAAAGTGTTAAGGGGGATAAGATCCGATTGTACTTTTAATCAAGAGGGGTTTTACAAGAAACTTCCTTCCCGTGGACCTTACTATTGTTTCGATCTTTCCGCAGCTACTGACAGAATGCCCATCTTGTTACAGATGAAAATTTTGAAAGAAGTTATCGGAGAAGAAAGAACGTTAGCTTGGTCCCGTCTGTTGACCAGTTTGGGTTATGAGAATGTAGACTATCCTAGCAAGATTCATTACCTTGCAGGACAGCCTATGGGTGCGTATAGTTCCTGAGCCGTAATGGCAATAACTCATCATTACATAGTACAGTTAGCATCTCGAAGAGCCGGTTTACGGTTCTTTTGAGACTACTGTTTACTAGGTGATGATTTAGTCATTGCTCATGAAGGGGTTGCTGCACAATACAAGATCTTGTGTTCCATACTAGATATGCCTATCTCGGAAGCGAAAACACATGTATCGTTAGATACATTTGAATTTGCCAAGAGATGGTTTCATCGTGGTGTGGAAGTCACAGGATATAGTATTGGTGGTTTGCTTGAAACTTGGAAACGTTATTCAACGTTACACGAGTTCCTGCAGAACCAGCAATCCCACGGATGAAGACTAGGTTTACAAGGGAGACCGGGTCTGATATCCGATATATATAACATTTTCGGAAAGTCTTCTGACAGACCTATTAAGTTATATATATTGTACTACTACATACGAGAGGTTGACCGCCTTATTAAGGAGGTCGGACCTGTGGTATGGCACCCGGAAAAGGAGGTTTACAGCGGTAGTTTACTATCCGCTGCTACCCATCTTTTCGGAGTACCGCAGCCTGTTTCCGAACGTTGTTTGTTCGCTACCCCTAATTATGAGGTAGTAGAGCATATGATGCAAGAGATAAAGCTGCGTATAGTAGAACAGGATATTGGGAGACTGTTTGAAAATACTGATAAGATATTAAATAAATTATCGGTACAATTCAAGTCAGTTTTCCCAGACTTGGACGACCGCGCATACAGAGC